ATCACTACGCTGGCAAATGAAGTTGAGCAAGATGCACATGAGGCTGTTGGTACAGCCGTTGGTGCGGTTGCCGCTTCTGGTGAATGTAGTCCAGAATCCTTAAGTTTTATTGGCGAGGCTTTAAAAGGCGGCATGGGTTTAGGATGTGATCCTAATGCGGCTGTTGTAAATGAGTTGAATAGAAGAGGTATGTGTCCTCCTGGCGCAACTGCACTTTTAAATTCTTCTCTTGAAGGAATTACTGATCCTGCAAAAATTGCAGATAAGATTGCTACAGTTTCAGCCAAGCAGGGCGGAACAGGTTCAGTTCTTCCATCTCTCAACATGAAGTTGATTGAGTCTACGGGCGCAGAAAAGGGAATGGTAGATGCCTTTACCAAAGCTAAGTCTGAGGCAATAGTTGCAGTAGGCGGAGACAAAGCCGGAATTATAGGCAAAGCTGGCACAGCCTCAGTACAGTCTATGGCAGCCGATGCACAAAAAGCGGCATCGTCTATGTTGTCTTCTGTTCCAGATGTAGGAAAGATCAACAATCTTGGCGCAGATATGTCATCGTTAACAACTGGCGCACAAGATGCCGTTGCGGCCGCAGGTGCATTAGGCGCCGCCGCAATGACAAAAGTTCCTGGAAGTGCGGCAGCCGATGCCGTGTCTGCTGGCAAAGATTTACTATCTGATACAAAATCATCACTAACAAATGCCAGCGGGGCAATTGATGCGACATTGGCAGATGCATCAAACAGCATAACAGAGACTCTAAAGACTGGAATTCCCTCGGATGGTGCACCAGCATCAACAACAGGTAAAATTATATCTTCATTCTTGCCGGTTGATCCAGCGGAAATTCCTCCTATTCCCGATACCGGAACAAATTCGGCAGAAGCTGTACCTCAGCTACCAGCATCAAAAATTGCGGCAATAACTGGTGATGAGCCATCTACTCCGCCAACTGATCCTAATCCTATTGTTGTTCCATATGGTGCAACGGTCAAAGCAGAATATTATTGGGCATCTACTGGTGGTATAGTTGCGATTAAGGCAAATGATGTAATTATCTCATCGGTCAACGGAATCGATCTTGATGATACCAACATGCTGGAAAAGAAAAAGGCACTTCTTGTTGGCTCTATAGATGGTGCAATTAGAGTAGAAGAAACTGCTAATGTTGAAACCGGAGATATTAACCACACAACAACTCATGAGTTTTATGGTAGCACTTGGCAAGTAATATCAAAATATTCTGGAACAAAGAAAACTGTAGGAGTAGGCGTTAAACAAGATGACGTTGCATTAAACAACGGCAAATCTACTTCTTATAGCAACATGATTGCTGCCTTGTTAGACAGCAATTTCGAATCGGTTGCTGAAATTGTAAAACAGCATGAGACTTATATTAAATCCATATTGGAAGAGCGCAAGAGTGGTATTCAACCTACTGCAATTTCTTCCGATCTAAAATCTCTGAGAAGTGCTTTACCTGGCGAAATTGTAACAAATCTACAAAAAGTCAAAAAGACATTCTCAAATAATACGCCTGTTGCATCGCAAGAGGGTAGTGTTCCTACAGAAGATGGATCAACAGTAACAACAGTAGTTGAAAAATTTGGTGACGGTTCTAAAGTTACAACAACTATTACCGAAACTCAAACTGGATTTGTTACAGTAACAAAGAGTGTTGAGCGCATTGCTCCACCGATTATTGGATTTTTGCCAGACTTAACTACGGTAAACGAAGACTCAGTTGTATCTCCGGCACAAAGCGACAATACGCCACCTAATCCTGCACCAGCAGATGCAACATCTATTCCGTCAAACGAATCGATTTTGCCTCCAGAAAGGCAGTCACCTAATGCTGGATTTAAAGATCCACACGGGCAATATCCTAAGGTTGAACTTGCTGGTAAACCAGACACCAATCCTCTTGCCGTAGGCACAAATTCTCCTGATATTCAGAGTAGTCCAAACGAACCGACAACTCAAGATACTTTGGGTAGAGGCTCATCTCCAGCGGCAAAGACTGCAACAAGACTTAGAGATGTTCCTAAAGCCGGTAGACATGGCGGCTCATGGTCACAACCTGAAAGCCCATATAATGCGCAATATCCCTACAACAAGGTTTTTGCTGGCGAATCTGGTCATGCTATTGAGATCGATGACACACCCGGCGCAGAGCGTATTAACATATCTCATCGAACAGGCACATTCACTGAAATTGGTCCAGATGGCACACAAGTAAATCGTATTGTTGGCGATGGTTACATGATTGTTGACAATGATGGTTTTATCTCTATTCAAGGTAAAGCATCTATTCACATTGCCGGTGAATGTAATGTCATGATCATGAATGATTGTAACTTGACTACCAACGGCAAGTTGAACATGGACGTACATAGCGACTTCAATCTTAACGTTGCTGGTGCTTTGTCAATTGCCGCTGGTCAAGGCATTTTCATGAGAAATGAAGGTGTATTTTCTCTGGAAAATACCGGCAACATTGAGGTTCATACTCCTTCGGACTTTAATACTACTGTAGATGGCACAATTAACCAGACTGCAACGACAGGGTATCGTGTAACATCGAAAGCAGATCATCACACGAAGGTTGCGGGCGAAACTTACTTAACATCTGTTGGTGATATTAACGTATCTACCGATGCGAACTCTATGTGGAGAGCGGCAGAAGAGGTTAATAGTAAATCAGGAACGCACACCAATATTGAGTCTTTAGGAAATACAAATATTAAGGCAGCAGGTTCGGTAAATTCCGAGTCAATTGCATCATTTAATATCAAGTCAGAAAACGTTGTAAATGTGCAGGCAGAAGATGCAATCAATGTCAAAACTGAAACATCATTTAATACACATTCTACAGGCACAACAAATATTAAGGCGGATAATGAAATTATTACCCAGTCTGCAAATGTAACATATCATAAAGCTAGCCAGGTAATATCATCTAAAATTCTTACCGATATTGTTGATACAACTACACTCAATGCATCAACGACAAATACGGATTCATTGAATGCGAAAGCAACAAATCTAAAAGGAACGCATACATCACCGGATGACACGACAGATATTAAGGGTCCAAGTGGTGCATCTGTATCTGCGCCTACGGTTTCTGATGCTCTTGCGGCGGGCGAAGCAAATACAGCAGATCCAGCAAGCGAACCTGAATTGGCTCTTGTTGCCGAACAAGCAATAATTGTTCCAGTTGAGCAACCAGTTTCTGTTTCTGTTGCATCTGTGTCTGAGGGATCATCGGGACAGTCTTCAGGTAGAGGCGGTAGATCAACTTCTGGTGGTGGTTCAGCAAGCTCCCATGGCGGCGCAAGTGCTCCAATGCAAAACGATGGCGGAGACATTGATGAGACTACAGGAACAAGAATTGTTCCAGATAGCGCATGTTCAGAACCGTCTTCCGGTGGTGCAAATGTGGGCGATGGAGACTACACACCATCATCTGAGGCTGGTCCGTTTGGAACAAGCCCATCGATTTCTGGAAGAAATATTGATGTTGACATGGACGGCAATAGATTGCCACCACTAAGAATGCAAGGACCTATTGATCCGAGCATAAAACTATCCAAGTATTATCACTTGCGAGACTTGTTGTTTGGAATGACGCCCAGAACAGTTACAACAACTGGCGGCAAAACGTATTCTCCGTGGGATATCGTCAAGAACCTAAGAACGCTTGCGGTATTGGTTCTTGATCCTGTTAGAGCAAGATTTGGAAGCAATTTTGTAATTAGCTCTTGCTATAGAAACAACAGATTGGATAGTCGCGGTAGAGCATATTCAGCACACAATTGCGGTCTTGCGGCAGATACTCAATATATCAGTTGTGGTTATTCTCCACAAAGAACTATTGAGGCGGCAAGAATTATTGCACAAATGAATATTCCTCACGACCAGATTATTCTGGAAAGAGCAAATCGTTGCCGTAACCCATGGATTCACTTAGGTATTGCTAATCCTACAACGGGTCAGCAAAGAGGGCAGAAGTTTACCATGAATAATGACTCGACTGTTCGAAGCGGTCCGTCAGCAACGTTTACAGGTTTTGTTCAATTCCCCGGATGGTAAACCGCAAAACGACATAAATAAGAGTTATGAGAACAAAAGAGATAACAAGACTTTATTCCGATTTTGATCTGGGCTTTACCGCAAATCCAGTTACCGGGGATGTGTCTAAAAAATATGATGTTAATGCGGTAAAACAGTCTTTAAAAAATCTGATATTAACTCAGTTTTACGAAAGACCCTTTCAGCCAAATTTGGGATCACCAGTATACAAATTACTATTTGAAAATCTTGATGCAATTACGGCAAACTCAATTGAGGTTCAGATTGACTTGATGATTAATCAGTTTGAGCCCAGAGTTAGGCGACAGCAAATTGTCGTTGAGCCAGATCCAGATTTAAATGCTTATTCGGTGACTATTACATTTTATGTTTACGGTATTAAAGACCCGGCAAAATTCACCACAATGTTAACTAGAAGCAGATAATATGGCACAGTTAAACGTAGCAGAATTAGACTTTGATGGTATCAAAGCAAACTTAAAGCAATTTTTAAGTCAGCAAGAAGAGTTTGCTGATTATAATTTTGATGGCGCAGGTCTTTCTGTGTTAATCGATTTGCTTGCATACAATACACACTATAATGCAACATTAGCACATCTTCTATCTAATGAGATGTTCATTGACAGTGCAGTAAAACGTTCTTCTGCCGTATCGATTGCAAAAGCATTGGGATATACTCCAACATCAACAAGATCGGCAAGACTTTTTGATGCAACTATTACTGTAGTTCCTCCAGCTGAAGACCTTGGTTTGTATAGGAATGCAACAATTTCCAGAACTACGGAATTTAGAGGAACTTCTCCTACCGGAACAGTATATTCTTTTTATCCTAAAGAAACCGTGTATGCGGATCTTTCTGATGACCAATTTTTATTTACCGTAGATTTAATTCAAGGTAAACGAGTGACACAATCGTTTACTATAACTACCGAAAACGTTTCTGGTCCTTTGGTTTTAAACAATGCCGACATTGACACTACAACCATTTTGGTTAGAGTTAAACAGAGCGCAACTCAAGAGGTACTTTCACAGTGGAATGCAGTAGAGAGCATTCTGGATGTTGATGGAGAATCTGAAATTTTCTTCATTGAAGAAAATGGATCAGGAAAACATGAGTTGCGTTTTGGAGATAATGTTTTAGGAAAAGCATTATTGCCCGGTAATATTGTATTTGTTGAATATCTTGTAAGTTCAGGACAACTTGCAAATGGTATCAGATCGTTAACAACAAGTGCCACAATTGTAGCAGAGGGCGAGTCTGTTTATGTTTCGGAAGGTCCAACCTCTGGTGGGGCACCAAAACAAACTTTAGACTCAATCCGATATATTGCACCTAAATTTAATGCTACAAAAAATAGAGCGGTAACTAAAGATGATTATCAGGCTCTAATTTATAGCAGATATTCGAATATCAATTCAATCACTGTCTGGGGCGGAGAAGAAAATGATCCGCCAATTTATGGAAAGGTGTTTATTTGTATTGAACCTCTTGCTGGGTCATTTGTTACTCAACAAGATAAAGATATGATTGTGAAAGAGGTCTTAGAACCAAGAGGTGTAGTTGGAATTCAGGCAGCTTTTGTTGATCCAGAATATACCTACATTTCATTGAATGTCAATGCTAAATTTAATGCAAGAAAATCGACACTATCTTCATCTCAGATTCAAGGGTATATATCAGAGCAGATTAATAATTATTTTGTAAATGATATTGCAAAAGTTAAAAAGAACTTTTACTATTCTGAACTTTTGGATAACATTTTACAAACAACAAACTCTTTGTATTCGGTAAATCTTGATGTAACTTTACACAAGAGACATACTCCATATTTAGGAGAAAAGAATACTATTGATTTTAAATTTGACACACCATTAAGACCAGGAACTGTTAGGTCTTGCAACTTCAATACTATTTTAGCTGGTGGAAGTAATGCAGAAGTGTATATTGCGGATACTTATACTACAAGCAATACAAACACGTTAACTATGTTTAGGGTTGAAGACGATAGTCCAGTTTCATATAGTGTTGGTACTGTAAATTATGAAACTGGTAGAATTAAATTTCCGGCATTACTAATAACCGGAATATCTGGAAATGGTGTAACTTTTAGGGTTTATAGCAAGTGCCAACACAATTCTCCGGATGTCATTGTTAGACCACTAAGAAATACAGAAGTATCTACTGAAGCCGTTTTTGCTAATCCTAGCAAAAGCTCTGTTATTGCAAGAGATAATACGGTAGCAAATACCGAGTCCGGCTATCTTAGAGGACTTAATATTTCTGTTGTTGGAACCAATAACTAATGAATTTTAAAAATTCTTTATCGTATTTAATTGAGAATCAACTGCCTAGTTATATTAGGCAGGAATATCCTCAATTTGTTCTTTTCCTAGAAAAATACTATGAGTTTTTGGATCAAGAAACTCAAGCAAACGGACTATTATTAAACGCCGCGTCTTGGTCTGACATTAATGAAACTTTGGATGTCTTTGTTCCTAAATTTAGTGAACAATTTCTCCAAATGTTTCCGACAAATACATTAGTTACTGATAGACTTCTTGTTAAATTTATTCGAGAATTTTATGAGGCAAAGGGTTCTGAAAAGTCTATTGAGTTTCTTTTCAGAACCTTTTTCAATGAAAAACCTGAAATTATATACCCATCAAAATACATGCTCAGAGCATCTGATGGTGTATGGTTAAGAGAACAAATAATAAGAATTCAGACAAACGGATTAACTACAGGTAATCCGTTTGAATTAGCAGGAAAATACATTAAAGTTTATTCTCCAAAAACATTATTTGGAGTAAACACTTTTGATACCCACGATTTGCGGGTTATCTCAATTTCTAAACTTGCGTATTCAACAAAACCCACATATGAACTTGTGGTTGAGCGTTTGGACCAAGATACAATTACACTTCCTGGCTCTGGTGCATCTGGTCAACCATTAATTGTAGACGGCGAAATTGTGGCAGTTACTGCCGATCCTGCCGATAGATCATATGTGTTTGATCCTGGCGCAAACTCAACGGCATATGTTGCATCAACAGACGATGATCCAGGCGATTATTTTGCTGAAGATTATATGACAACAATTGGGTCGTCTGTAGGATTAAGATACGGCAGAATCTTTGTTGAAGATCACGGTTTAGAAACCGGAGATATTGTAGTCTATGATCCTGGTTATGGAAACGAACCAATTGGTGGATTAATTTCATATCGTCATTATTATGTAAAGAAGATAGACAAAGATTATTTTCGTCTATACATGGACGATGTTTCCCTAAACAGGATAACACCAAAAACATTCTTTAGTAGCAGTGCTGTAAACGTAGCTGATGATACTATTACTATTCCTAATCATGGATTTTTAACTGGCGATCTTGTAATCTATCAAAATCCTGTAGATCCAGTAGTTGGACTGGAAGATAGGACTTCATATTATGTAATTAAAATTGATGACAATACGATTAAACTTGCAGAAACCTTACTAGATGCAGATCCAAGATATGCCGAAGAAGGTTACTTTGCAAATAAAGAAACTGAGGAAGACGCCGACGATAGCCAACCATATATGGGCATATCGTTGTATTCCAATGTTAATATTACTGGCACAGGATCAAGCGATTATAATATTCTATCTAAAGAATATTTTATAAACTTTACTGGTGTAGGCACAGGATCCGAACACAGATTTATTGATGCACTAGATTCGAATGGCAGCGGCTATTTTGCCGCGCCAACCGTCAATTTTGTCGGCGATAATGATGCAAGTGGCGCACAAGCAAGAGCAGTTCTAGATGGAAATGGTGGCATAAAATATGTTACCATGATTGCTGGTGGAGAAAATTATAACACAGAAGACACTAATGTTGAGTTTGACACCACCGATATTGAAACATATGTATATCTAGAAACTGATCCAACTGTAAAATATGGTTATTTAACCAGAGGCATTTCTAGTGTTTCAGTCATTGAAACTACTGGTACACCAAATTATGGATTTAAGGTAAATGAAGTATATGACATTATTGAGTCCGGTATTGCCGGAACATATGTCTATTCCTATCGAGATACAAGTTTAAATTATTTTGCTGGCGATTATGTTAAGACTGGTGTTGACAACAAAGCAAGTATTCAGATTACATCTGTTGATGCAGATGGTGCGCCTACAGCGGTAACCGTCTTCTCTTCCGGTTCAGGATTTGAAAATCAAGTAATTGATGTCAACATCACATCGAAAACAGGAAATGGTGTTGCGACACTTCGAATTGAAACCGGTGCAATAACACAAAGACTTGGAAGAAATAAAGATAGAAGAGGCATGTTGTCTGATGTTAATAAACTTCAGGACAACTTATACTATCAGAACTATTCATATGTAATTCGGTCAAAGATCCCGTCCGTAAACTGGATGACAATGGTAAAGAATACCGTACATCCAGCAGGTATGGCATTATTTGGAGAATTATTAATTCGAAATACTATCTCTTTTGGTACGTTCAACATTCAGAGACAGCCAATTCACTTCTATAATCTTGTATCTGAATTGTTAGATACCAATGAAGTTGTTGCTGTGGAATTCCTGAAAGAGCTGGCAGATGTAGCCACACTTTCCGAATCACATGTTGCGGATTATTATAAACCAACATCAGACTCAACGAGCGGCGCATTTGACTCTTCTTTCACATTAGTTGAAAAAGGTGAAACCGATACTGCAACAACCTTACATGCAGAAACGTTTGATGTAGGCAAATCTCTTGCTGATTATGGACTTACAACAACAAACACAAATATTGATGTTGTAAAATTACTATCAGATGTTGCATCTCATAGTGAAGATCGCACCACAATGTTTGAGAAGTATTTGGATGCTTCAAGTGATTCCTTGATCGAAACGCCATATATGGATCCAGGTCAACCAGCCTACTTTGCTGAGGATTATGTTGCAAATTCAGACGTAATTCTTAAAGCTATTGATAATGCCATATATTCTATGGAAAAAGTTATAGTAGAAAACGCAATTGTAGGTGAGCTATATAATGTAACATATCAGAAAGTTATTACAGAAGTTGTATCTACTTCGGATACTGTAGTTAATCAGCCAGTATTTACTGTTCCTAATGACGATCCGATAGTAACCGATGTATTTTCTGGACACACAGTAAAGAGTGTTGTAGATGCAACATCAGTAGGCGATGATCGTATTGTTTTCCATGGTCCTGTTGTAAATGAGACAAATGAAGTAAATGAAAATATATCAATAGCCTCAAATGGGGGCGGTGCGCAGTCAACATTACACTTAATGGAAAATCAGAGTTCATCTCTGGCAAAACAGACAGTAGATACTTTAGGAACTAGTGAGTCAGGCATTATAAATATACAGGATTATTGGGCTGGCGACTTTCATTCCGGTGATTACGTCGGCACGAATTATTCAATCTAAATTTTTAAACCAAGAAGAAGGTAAAAATCATGAGAAATATCGAATTTCTTTCCGCAACCGGTAAGCTAAACATCGTTGTTAACGATGCTTCTGGCAACCTAAAGCAGGAATATAACGTAACCAACCTAGTTGTTGATGCTGGTTTAGACTATATTGCATCACGCATGACTTCCGCATCCGCTGGCGTCATGTCGCATATGGCAATTGGCGACGGCGACCAAGCTGGCGGTGCTACTAACCCAGCCGCTGGCGACACAGCACTAGAGCATGAGCTATATCGTGCGACACTAACTTCTGCAACTACCACAAACAATTCGGTACAATATGTTGCCACGTTTGCGGCTGGTAATGGCACAGGTGCAATTACAGAAGCTGGTATCTTTAACGATGCTAGTGCTGGAACAATGCTATGTCGTACAGAGTTTGCGGTAATCAACAAGGCCGCGGGTGACTCTATGACCATCACCTGGACGGTCACTGTAGAATAATTTAAGTAGGACGCTATTGTGGCCTTATTGCTAAGAAGTCTTGCAAGACAAGAATTGGCAAGAAGTTTCTATCGTGATATTGTAAACGAAAACGACTTCTTTTATATCTTTGTGGGTAAAACCACAGAATGGTCTAATGAGCCAATTGAAGAAGAACCTCTGGACACTGAATTCTATAATGGAACAACTCATAGAAATATGATGTTTGTTAAGAGAGTTCAGCCGACGGATGTTGTCCTTATGGCAAGACGAATTGATTGGGAACAAGATACTGTATACGATCAGTATGAAGATGACATTGATTTGTCTCAATCAAACTTTTATGTCTTAACGTCTGACATGAGAGTATACAAGTGCCTAAACAATAACAATGGTTCGCCTAGTCAGTATAAGCCCTCCAACGAAGATGTTAATAATGCATTTTTGTTGCCAGACGGCTATGTTTGGAAATACATGTTTAGCGTTGAGGCTTCAGACGAGATCAAGTTCTTAACTGTTGATTATATTCCTGTTAGAAAAATGGCAGGTGTTGGTCAACCGTTATATGATATTAATGGTGAACTTGATCAAATCACTATTGTAAATCCAGGTTCTGGCTACGATATCGGTAACGTTCCGCAAGTTATTGTTCATGGGGACGGCAACGGAGCAACAGTTACTATTGATGGTGTTAATGAGGCTGGAGAAATTACTTCGGTATCCTTTACTGGCGGTAGTGGTTATTCATTTGCATATTTGACTCTTGTTGATAATGGAACCGGAAGCGGCGCAGAGTTTTCTGTTGAGTTAGGCAATAATCCTACCTCAGTAATTCAAGAGAATATTGAGGCAGCCGCTATTCCAGGAACGGTAGATCGAATTGTTTTGACAGCCGTAGGTGAAAATTATTCTATAGATGATGTTCTTGTGCAAATTGTTGGCGATGGAACAGGCGCAGAGGCAGTAGCCGAAGTAAACGCATTTGGTGAAATTTCAAATGTTAGAATAACCAATCAAGGAACCGGATACACTTTTGCTGAAGTCTATTTCAATAACATTCTTGGGTTGGGAACTGGCGCAGTTGCAAAAGCCACAGTATCACCTTATTATGGTCACGGATCAAATCCTATAAAAGAGTTATATGCCACAAACGTGTGCGTATCTGTAAATTTGGATAATGATACCTCAGACTATTTCTTGAATAATGACTTTAGACAAGTCGGCATAGTTAAAAATGTTCTTAAATCCAACGATGCAAACTTTACGGATGACACAGGAACAACATGCTATATCATAGAAGTTGATGATGTTTCGTTATACAACGTTGATGATGAGATATGGACAAATACTGGTGGCAGGTTTGTTGTTGCTCAAATAGTATCGGAATTAAATAAAATTTACCTTCTTCCTATTATTCCGAGCATAAGCTCAACAAGTATATTGAGCAACAACACTCAAACGATCTCAGATTTGACTATAAATAGTTTGACTGCGCCAGATGTGATTAATACTACAGGCGAAATTCTCTATATTGAGAATCGTAGACAGATCACAAGGCAGCAAGATCAAGTTGAAAAAGTACGAACAATTATTAATTTCTAAAAAAGAGAAGTAAGCGATGGCACTTGACCTAAATGTATCTCCATATTTCGATAATTCGGAAGATGCGATTGCAAAAAAATATACAAAGCTACTCTTTAAGCCTGGCTATGCAGTTCAGGCTAGAGAACTAACGCAACTTCAAACCTTACTTCAGGACCAGATTGGCAAATTTGGTAATCATGTATTTAAGAATGGTGCCGTTATTGCTGGCTGCGAATTTCAGCTAGATGTTAACGCAAACTTCATTAAAATCAATGACTTAGACGCATCTGGACTAACACTATCTGACTTAAACAGATATGTTGGATGCACGGTAACAGGACAAACATCTGGGATCACCGCACTAGTAGTAAATGTGCTTTCTGGTTCTCAGACAACTGCACCATTCTTAAACACATTATATTTGAGATATATTTCTGGTGACGGCGAAACTTCAAATTCATATTTTGAACCAAGCGAAGTTCTTTTGGTTACAGATGCAGAAGATGTCACTCTAATTGGCGACACATTTGTTGCTAACGATAGCTTAGTTCCTGGCGATCAGGCATATAGAGGTCTTGGTTCTTTTGTTACCGTCAATGATGGTATTGTATATCTTGACGGCAAATTTGTCGAGTTTACAAAAGAAACGATGATTCTTGATCCATATAGTAATCTTCCTACATATAAGATTGGTTTTGAATTAATTGAAAATATTGTAAATGCCGAAGAAGATCAAACACTACTTGATCCAGCGCAAGGAACATTTAACTTTGCCGCGCCTGGTGCAGACAGATATTTGTCAACAGCATCTTTGGTAAAATATGGAAGAAACGATCAAGTATCTGAAGACTTCCAGCAATATATTGAAATTAAAGCGGGTTCATTATATACAACTCAGACTGAAGATAAAATCTATGCTCTTCTTGGCAAGAATATTGCAAAGAGAACATACGATGAGTCTGGCAACTATTCAGTAAAACCATTTCCTATCAGAATTTTGGAACATCTAGATGATGGCACAAATTCTGGTTTACTGCCATATAATTCAGATGATCCAAATATGGGAGGCAATGAAGAATTGCTTGCCATTGGTATTGAGCCAGGTAAAGCATATGTTCGCGGTTATTTAGCCGAAACATATAAAACCGAATACATTATTGTACCAAAAGGATTAACCACAAGAACAATTCAAGAGAATTCTGTAGCAACGTCTTACGGTAACTATGTTATCGTTGATGATTTCTGCGGTTCATGGGATGTTGCTGGTGGCGGCACAGTATCTTTAAGAAGCGCCGCAACAAATGCAGTTACGTCTGGAACCTTGTCATCAACAGCTGCCGGTGGTAGCGAAATTGGTACAGCAAAAGTTCGTTACGTTCAGTACAGTTCTGGTACACCAGGCAATGCGGCAGCACAGTATAGAGTTTATCTCTATGACATCAAAATTAATTCTGGTCAAAATTTTGATTCTGTCCGAGCGTTGTACTATAATACAACAGCCGATGGCCACGCAGACCTAGTTTTAGAGTCTGGTATAGCAGTATTAAAAGAGACAAAATTTAATAGGTTGTTGTTTAGACTTCCGTCAAAAGCAACAAAAACAACAAAGCCAAATCTTGCGCAAGACAATAGTTTTGACTACACAAAACAACTTTCTGGATCAATTTCAACATCAACAAATTCGATTACAGTTGGCGTTTCAGGAAGTGAAAGTTTTCCGTTTTCAATTCCTACATTAAGTGATACTGAAGCACTAGACAATGTTGTTGTAACTCTAACACAGGCTGCAACCATTGAGGGCACTTCTTATCCAGCCGGTTCTATTCTAGATTTGAGTGCTTCTGGATTTAGCGTTAGCAACACAGGCACACAGTTAACAATTAATCTTCCTGGTAGTGCTGGAGCAACAGCGGCAACAGTTCAGGTACTCGTTAAGGTACATGTTGCAAACGCTGATCCTGTAACTAAGGTTATGAAGGAAGATGCCGTTGTTATCATTAACACTAATACTAGTGGCGACACCTCAGGCACATATAGTTTAGGTGCGTCAGACGGTTGGCAACTAAAACACGTTTATGTTGGACCGTACGATGAGACTGCGGCAGATGTTGTTGCTTTGGGAGATGATGTAAAAGATCAGTTTACTTTTGACAATGGGCAAAGAGACAATTTCTATGCAAATTGCAGAATCATCAAGAAACCAACATCATCTCTGAATTTAACTGATTCAAAACTTGTTGTTGTTTTTGATTATTTTGAACACAACGGTTCTCCAGTTACAAACTATAACTTCTACACCGTGGATTCATATCCAGTAGATGACGAAACTGGTGCGGCAGGTACACTAAAAACGTATGAGATTCCTATCTTTACCTCAACGGTTTCTGGTAGCTCTTACGATCTAAGAGATACATTAGACTTTAGACCAAGGTATGATAACGAAATTTCATACTACACAAATGTTTCTACTGCCGAATCAGATCCATCAAATACAAACCCTGCATATGCATCTACTTTGAGTGGTCCTCAAGGTGGCGCAGTAATTGTACCTGTTCCTACAGAGCAGTTCATTACTGACATCGAATACTACATGGGTAGAAAAGATAGAATTGTTATTGATGAAGAAGGCAATTTCTCATCAGTTTACGGCGTTCCTTCTCTATCTCCATTAGAGGCAGCCGAACCAGACAATGCTATGACATTAGCAGTTGTAACCATTCCTCCTTATCCATCTTTGGCACCAAACGTTGCTAAGGTAATTGGTAAGCCAGAAATGGGCGTAAAGTATAAATTACAAGATAATCGTAGATACACCATGCGAGACATTGGTGTATTAGAACAGAGAATTAATCGACTAGAGTATTATAGTTCTCTAAATCTTTTAGAGAAGGCAGCAAAGGACCTCGTAATTCCTTCTGCCGCAGATCCAGGCTTAAATCGATTTAAGAACGGCATTCTAGTTGATGCCTTTACTGGTCACAATATTGCAAACGTTAAGAGTTCTGAACATCACTCAGCTATAGATCCTGAGAAAAAAGAACTTCGTGCGTTCTTCTTTTTAGAAAACGTTGATCTTCAGTATAATTCTACAAATTCGTCAAATATTCAAAAGACTGGCGATTTGATTACATTGCCATACACTGAAGTAAATTATACTAGAAACCTATTTGCTACCAAACCAAGAAATTGTGTGGGTGAGTTGCTCTTCAATTATATTGGTGATATGCAACTTGATCCTCCGGTTGACAACTGGACAGATACTAGCGTTCTTCCCGATGTTTCTGCAAACTTTGATGGAAACTATGATGCCTGGGAACAGATGGCAGATGCCTGGGGAACTCAGTGGGGCGACTGGCAAGATTTAGGAACTGGTAGAGTTGTATCAACAGAAACCACAGATGCGGTAAGCGCCGTTTATGGTGGAGGCGATACCGGATTCCAGACAGACATGCAAATTGTAACATCTACAATTGAACAGCGTCAAACAAGACAGGGCATTTCAATTAGTGTTACACCAGAAACTCAAACTCAGAGAACTGGAGCCAGAGTAACAAATACTTCAATCATTCCATTCATGAGAAGTATAACCGTAACGTTTAAGGCAGAGAGAATGAAGCCTAACACACGGATATATCCTTTCTTTGATGGTATTGCAGTGTCAGAACATTGCCGACCAGTTGCAGTATCTGGCGCATGGAATCAGAACTTTACCAATTCAGTCGAAGCATCATCTTATGCGGATGGTGATTGGGGTGATGCCATCATCACTAACGATGAAGGTAGAGCCATGGGACAATTTAGAATCCCACAGGGACAATTTAGAGTTGGCGAAAAGATTTTCCGTTTGGCTGATGATGAGCAAAATAGAGAAAAATTCTTAACTACAGTTTGTAGTCAAACATTTTCTGCAAACGGTTTAGCACAAAATGTTCAAGATACCGTAATTTCTACTAGAGTTGCTAAGATTGCAACCAACACTCTTACGGATACTAGACTTACATATGATACTCAAACCACAGTCAATAGACTTGAGGGGAGAAGAGTTGGTATTCAAACCACTGTAGTAAATAACACATATACTACAGTAAACAACACTACAAATATTCAAAATACCTATGTTGATAATACTACAACTGTCAATAATACTAACACAACTATTATTTATCCTCCGCCATCGCCGCCGGATGAGCCTGTAGTTCCCACTGTTAACCCGGAAACCACTACTCCGAGAGTAACAACAACTACAACTACGGCGGCGCCAAC